GTCCCAGTTGTTTTTACAACGCTAAATCCTAAATCATTGTTGGCTCTAACTGTTGAATCTACTGTTCCTTCTGTGTTAGTTTCTTCAACTCCTCCTGCTTTGAAACACCAAGCAACATAATCTTCTCCATTTGTGTTAGTTCTCCCACCTCCACCTGTTATGGTAAATCCATCTGATTGAACAGAAGTAGGCATATTAGGAGAAGTAAGTTGAGCATCAGTTCTATCTGAAGCTATGTAGGGAGCGGGCGATGTAATACCTCTAACTGAATCTACAATAGCGTGTGAATCTGTAGTGTCTCTATTTTTTACCCAAATTAAATCTGGTTGAAATCCAACTCCAGTTATTGCGTTTGTTGTACCTGTTCCTGTATAAATTACAGTATTAAAATGTTCTGATACGTTTGTAGTGGGTTTAAATTCAAAGTCGTGTATATCGTACCAAACATCTCCATCACCATCATAAGAATCTACATCCCCTGCATTTAAGTCTAGCATTATATTTGGGTTTGCATCGCCTCCTGCTGCTGCTTCTTCTTGTACTATAAGTTTTTCAGTAATCGCCATTTATAGGGATTTAGAAGTTAATATCATACTTCAATACAGAAGCTTTTGTTTTTAGAGCATTTATCTTTGCTTCTTTGGTTGATACATTTGTTCTTATTGCATCTCTTTCAGTTTGTATATCTGAAGGTATTTCAGTTCCGTTTTCAGCCTTTCTAATAGCGTACCAATCTGTAGATGATAGTTTATTATAGGCTAGAGATTTTAGCTCTTTAATACGTCTTGTTTTAAGTTCTGCAACCGTTTCACTTATTGTCTTATCTTTTACATCGTAAGTAAATACTTCTCTTGTTGCATCATTGCCATCAATATCAGTATAAGCATAAGAACCTTCAAGGTGTAGGTTATGTATTACTTGAATTACTGGGTCATAATCAGGAACAATAACATCAAAGAAACCTTCTGCTTCTAGTTCTTCAGTTGTTGCATTGTGGAATCCACCTATGTAATGCTTTGTTCCTTTCCATTCGCTAGGTATTCTTGAATACTTAACTACTTTTCCGCTTTCTAATCTTGCTTTCATATTATGTTGCTATTGGGGAAATTTGATACCAAGCGACATTTGTGGCAGTCCACTTGATTTGAATTAGTTGTTTTGCTGCGGTGTCCGAATATGTACCGCCTATTTTATTAAAAGTACAAGCAGAACCATTTACAGTACCAAATGCACTTGTATAAGAACCACCGCTTCCAGTTATCTCTAATGTTTTTACGTCTCCTATTACTACATTAGTAAAGTTAAACGTATGTGAGTGTCCTGAGGTCATTGTAAACACATCACCTAAAGAAGTGTCTACTGTTATTGCAGCCGCTGAAGTTAATGCAACTGCTGAAGTATATTCTACTCCTAGTTCTGCATTTGTTACAATGTTGTCATTTAACATTGCTTCAGTTACAAAGTTGTTACCATACACTTCGTTAAAGTTGTCATTTAATTTGTCAAAGGCATTTCTTAGTTGGTCTCCTGTACCATCATTTGCTACTGTGCCTATATTTACGGTTTGTTTAGCCATTTTATTTTATTTAGTATTCGGTTGCATCTGCTCTATATTGAGTCGTGTCTGCTAAAATTAAATTTGTATCTACGGTTAGTAACGAACCATCTGCATCAAAAGGATAAACCCCACCCCATCCATTTGCTTCGTTTACGTTACCAAACCAACTTACTGCATATATACTTCCCCAATTCATAAACATTGTGGTTTAGAGTCAATATTTATAGTAGACTGGTTAGAGTTATCCCCCCACCAAGAACTACAATAAATTTCTCCCCAATTAATAACATTTGCCATATTATAACAATATATTTTTTACCTTTTTGTTATTTATGTTTTTAAGGTATTGAGTCAGTTTTTGCACATTCTCTTGTTTTGGTTTGTAACTACCTACTTTTTTTCTTTTTACAGTACCCATCCACTAAAATTTGAATCTTTGTCAGGATGTACGTCATCGTTTGTATTTGAATTGTATTCAGGAAACAAAGTATTATTAAAACTCATATAAGAAATAAAACGGTCTGTATAATATTGTGCAGTATCTCGTTCTTTTTCAATTAAAAAATCTACTTCTTCTTTTGATACATTTTCTGCATTCTCACTAGAGTGTTTAAATACCCCCTTATTTGCTATTGTATAAGCTGCGTAAGGCAAATATTCAACCATAGCCCAATGAATTAACATAGGCTTTACGTATACGTTTACAAGGCTTAAATAATCACCTGTTAAAGTACCTGCTATAATATCGGCTTGTATCTTCTTAAATAGGTCTGTTCCTAAAAAGTTTTGTATGTGTATGTCTTGAGAGATTTTAATGTACTGAATAAACTTATCCGTGTCTACG